CGCGTACTCGGTGCCTTCCGGCTTCTGCGGCACGTCGCCGAAGGGCGCGGTCGTGACGATGCGTTCGAACTTCCGATCGGTCGTCTGCTTCTTGAACAGCTTCGGAAAGATCGGTTGAAGAGCCTTGACGTTCTTGTCCAACAGCGCGGTGACCATCTTGTCGACGTTGTCGACCAGCGCTGGGACGGATGCACGTACCTGCATGATGTGTGTCTCCTATGTCCCTGCGTTACGCCGCGTAGACGGCCTGGACGCCGATCGCCGACTTGACGATGTATTTGCCGTTGGTGTCGCCGTGCGTGTAGCCCGGCGCGATCTTCACGACGCGGAAGACCTTGGCGGTGGACTCGGTCTGATCGAGCTTCCAGAGGACGGTCGCATCGCTGACGATCCCGTACTCGGTGCCCGGGTCGTCGAAGTCGAGGGAATTCAGCGCGACGATCAGGAACTCGGCGAGCGGGTCCAGCACGTACACGCCGATCTGCGTGTTCTCCGTGCCCGACGCGTCTTCGGCGGCGATGCCGACGACGGTGCCCGAGCTCGGGTCGGCGCCGGAAATCTTGACCTGGTCGCCCTTGTCGGCGGTGGTGTTGCGAATGAGGATGTCGCCCTTCTTGAACGTCTGCGAGGGCGCTTCGCGGAAGTATTCGATGCGGTTGTGACGGTACGGACGCGGCGCGTCCCCCGTCGACAGCGTGAATGCGGCCATGTGGCCTCCACGCGCACACGTCGAGCGTGTACGCGAATGAAAACGGGTTCGACAGTGGAGGTCGGGCGTCGTGTCGCGTGCGGGATCCGACCGATCACTCGCACACGCAAAGACCCGCACATGGCTCGGCGGGCAAAGCACCGATACTCTCAGCGCGACTGAGAGCGCTCGCGATCAGGATGAGCGGCTGATCGACCCGCGGGACTGATCGACCGGCATCAGCAATCCGGTGACGCTCCCGAACGCGGCGTCACGCGCGCAAGGGCCATCCTGCGCGGATGGCCCTGTGCCGATCAAATCGGTTTACTCGTCGTCGTGCTCGCCGACTTCGGCTTCCGCCCCGAGCGTGGTGCGCGATCGCGTCACGCTCTCGACCAGAATCCCGCCGTCGTGAATGGTCTGCCCGGCTTCGTCGCCCAGCTCCGCGCCGGCGGCTTCCGCCAGGTCGCTGCGGAGCTGCTTGGCGGAGATGGAATCGGCCATGCGCCGATCTCGTTGGAGCCGTTTGACATAGAGCAGCGCTTCAAGCGGCGTCTTCGCCAGGAGTTCCTGTCCCCGATCTCCGCGCCGGACGAAGGTATCGTCTTTGCTGCGGAAGAGATCCGAGACGTCATCGGAGGACTGGAGTTCCTTCAGTTCGACGGGAACGTAGCCCTTCTCGCGCATCTGCGAGTTGCGGCCTTCCATCGCCAAATTGAAGTAACGCACGTACCATTTGCGCGCCGGCCGGCGACAGAGATGGCACGTCGTCGCGCCGGGCTTCAACCGCGTCTGATGATCCGTGTTCGTGCACGCGTCGGGCGCTTCGTCCTTCAAGAGGATCGGCGCCGAGCCGGGATCGGAGGGATCGTTGAACCGGCGCGTCAGGACGTTGATCGCCGGGAAGTCCTTGAAGCGATCGAGAATCGCGGACGGATCCTGGATCGGGGCGGTCGATCGCCGCGTCTTGGTCCCCGCAACGACGCCGGAGGTTTGCACGACTCGTTTCGCCATCTAGCTAGCTCCCCAGGACGATGCCGCGACGATTCGCGACGCCCTGCTCCAATCGCTGCGTGGACTTCTTGTAGTCGGCTTCGGTCAGGCCGAGGCGTTCGAGCGTGCGTTTCTCGTCCGGCGTGATCGCCGGTTCGCTGGCGCCACGACGCCCGCCCTGCCGCTCGAGGTACAGCGGTTCCTCGATCGGTTTCGGCGTGCGCCCCTTGCGGCGATCGAGCCCGATCGCGGAGTTCACGACCAGGTCGAGGACCTGCGGGTTGGCCAGGAGATGCGCGGGCAGCTGCGCGGCGACTTCCTGGATGCTCTCGCGCGAGGCGAGCGGCGTCCCGTCCGCGTCGGTCATGTTCGCCGCGTCGCGCAGGTTCTCGTTCGCCTTCTGGTTCAGCGTGAGGCCCGCGAGCGGGCGGATGCGCTCGTCGGTCTGGCGTCCGCTGCGCTTGTCGAGGATCGTCAGCGCACGGCGTGCGCGCACGACGTCGGGCGTCACGCCGTCGGCGAGGTAGTACCCCTGAATCTCGGCGAAGTCGGCGGCATCCGGATCCTCGTCGGTCGATGGCTGCTCGACGCGATCGCTCGTCTGCGGCACGCCGCGGCCGATGCGCAAGGCTTCGGCGCGGAGCTTCGGGTTGTTGATGACCGCATCGATGATCGGCTGCGCGCGGTTGAGGCGTTCGTCGACTTCCTTCGCGCGCTGCGCGATGGGTTCGAGTTCTTTGACGGCTTTGGTCGCCTGCTTCAGGGCTTTCTTCGCGCTCACGAGCGCGGAGAGCGGGACCATGCGGTTGCCTTTGCCATCGTCGATGGCGACGGCGGAGGCTTCGGCGTCGATCTCGGGGTCGGCTGTGAGGTTCGGATCGCCGTCAATGACGGGCTGCTGTTCGTCGCTCATTGCTGTGCGGGCTCCTTGGAAAACCAGTCTGCGAGGTAGTCGGCGACGGCCTGCGTGACGAGCGGTTCGTCGGCCGTGCGCGGCGTGCGGACCAAGTCGACGTACGCCTGTTTCAGCGAATCAGCGCTGAGGTTCTGATTGGCCGCAGGCGTGGCATTCGGCGGCGGCGGCAGGTACCAGTTGAAGCCGTCGTCCATCACGACTCCTTCGGATCGTCCACGACGCCGATGATCTCGGACTCGTGGAGAATCACGTAGCTCAGCCCGTTCTCGGTGACTTCGTCGCCCGCCGACGGCGGGAAGATCACCAGATCGCCCGGTTCCACCTCGAACGGCGCCGGCTGCATCCGCATCAGGATGCGGTCGACTTCGTCGCCGACGATCGACAGGGCGGGCACCTGGCCGGCATGCTCGGTGATGAACTCGACAAACCACGTGTGCAGCTCGCTCCGGACCTCGTCGAGGTCGACCGTGTTCGACTTCTCGCCGACGGCGACGACGATCCCGCGCGTGGCGATCTCGATGTTGAAGGCGTCGGCCGGCCGCGCGAGGAACAGCCCGCTCGCGGTCTGCGTGCCGAGCTGAAACGTGTAGCCGGTCGCGGCGTCCTGCGTGTGTTCTTTCGGCGGCAGGGCGACGAGGACGCGATCGTGGAGGACGCGAATCATCGGACTCCTTAGCGCGCGGGTCCGCGCCGCAACGCGGCAAACGGCCCCTTCGGTTTCACGGGTTCCCGCTTGGCGATCTCTTCGTAGGGCCACCGGCGGATGGCTTCGACGGCTCGAGCCGTGGCGTCAACGCGTTCGGCGACCGCGGCAATCTCGAACGCGCGATCGGGCCCGGTCGGCACTTGGGCGAGCGCTTCCTGCATCCGGCGGCCGTAGCCGCTCGGGCCCCACTCCTGCGTGATCTGCGCTTCGAAGAGCTTCCAGCCTTCCGACTGCACCAGATCACGGAGCGCGCTGCGGATGGCGTCCGGCGTGGCGACGGTGACCTCAGCCGACATCGGACCCTCCTACCGAGGGATTCGGCCCGCCCGGGTGAATGCCGTGCTGGGCGAGCAGCGCGAGCATGGCGGGCAGCGCGGGGTGCGCGCCATCTGGCGCCGGCGGCGCGCCGGGCGGCATCGCGCCAGCGCTCGGCGGCGGCGGTGCACCGGCGGCGGTCGGCGGCGCGCCCGCGGCGGCCGCGCCCGGGGCGCCCATCCCGATGCGGCTCTGCGCCTGCAGGAACAGCTGCATCGCGTTCTGGAACGTCTCCCACTTCGCGTTGATGGCGGCGACGGTGATGGCCGTTTCGGCGCGCCGTTCGGAGTCGCGATCCTTCTGGTCGACCTCGAGCTGCTTCAGCGCCATCGGGTCGGCCTGGCCCGCCGGCGGCGCGGGCGGCTGATTGAAGGCGTCGAGGAACGGCTGGCGGTCCCGAATGTCGTAGTCGCGCAGCAGTTGCTCGAGGGTCGCTTTGGCCGCTTCTGGACTCTGCAGCACCGGCGCAAGCGCGGGGAAGGCTTTGGCCAGATTCCCTAGCCCCTGTGTGAAATTCACGAAATTCTGCTTCCGGCGCTCCGGATCGGCCGAATCGTCGCTCCCGTACGGCTCGAAGGCGAAGTCCCCCGCCAACTGGTCGGCCTTGAAGGTGCCGTCGAACTGGTCGACTCCGCGGGCCTTGAGCCGGGTGACGACCCCGGCCGGCGCCGGAATGCCGCGCGCGTCTGGCGCCTTCAGCGTGTCTTCCCAGATGGCATGCGAAACGGCGAGGACTTCGGTGATCGCCGCGTGGAGGTAGCCGATCACCTCGTCGACGCGGACGGCCGACCCGCCGGCGGCCAGCTTGTTCTCGCCGAGCGTCCGATGCTCGTTGCTGAGCACGCCCACCGCGGTGTCGGACAGGCCGCCGACGCGCTCCTTGGCCATGTGGAGCGACTGTTCGGTCTGGATGATGGACGCCGGGACGTCCTGGACCTGGAACGGCTTGAGCTCGTTGAAGTCGCGGACGGTGATGACCCGGCCGACGCCGATCGGCTGCGCCTCGGGATCCCAGATCCCGCCCTGGCTCTGCATGATCGGGACGTTGGTGGCGAGCGCCGAGCGGTCGGCCTTCATGTTGCGGACGGCCGTGTGCTCTTCGGCCAAGGTCAAGAGCTTGGTGAAGGCGTACGAGTAGCCGTAGACGGAATTGCGGCGCGGGAACAGCACGAACGGGACGCAGCGCCAGCGCTCGACCTGGGAATTCTGGTTGAGCCGCTGCATGAACGTGTCGAGCTTCAGCCGCAGCAGCGATCGATGCTTCAGGCTGACCGTCGCGATGTACCACTCTTCGCGGCCGTCGCCGTCGAGGTCACGCTTGAGGGCGACTTGGAACAGTTCTTTCTCGCTCGTCGCCTCGTCGTACTGCGGCGCGATCGAATCGACCGGCGCCGGCGTGGTCTGCAGTTCGCGATCGCTCGAGGTGCCGAGCGCGGTCACGGCAGCGTCGTCGTAGATGCCGTCGGCGACCTTCTCCTGGAGCTCGCTGACACGCGCCCAGAAGCGGTACGCGTAGCCCCACGCCTGTTTCCGGCTCTTCGCGTGGCCCGGCAGGAAGACGAAGTCCTTCATGCTGATCGGGTCGTACTGCGGCCCGAGGCGGCGCGTCTTCGTGTGCGTGCGCTGGACGGTGGCGGCGGGTTCGTGCGGCTGCGCTTTGATCGGCTCGCCCTGCGCGTCGAATTTCAGCTTCGGCCGCGGCGTGCCCTTCGCGTCGGGTTCGAAGATCGGGCCGCCGGTCTCCGGATGCGTGTGAATCGCGACGTCGATCGTCTCGGTGATCTTGCGCGTCTCGACCTGCTCGGAGACTTCGAGGATGTAGGCGTCTTCGATGAGCGCGCCGTGCGTCGTCTTCGCGAGGGTCGTCTTCAGATCGGACTGGCGCACCTGCCAGTCGGCGAACTCTTCGACGTACGGCGCTTTCTTCGCGTCGTCGCCCCAGCCTTCCACGAAGCAGAAGGGTCGTACACCGAACACGGCTTTCATCAGCCGGGCGCGGAGCGCGTCGACGTTCTCGGTGATGAAGTAGGACGTCAGATCCGCGGCGCCAGGGAACGGCAGATCGTCTTGTGCGGAGCGTCCTTGTTCGTAGAACCAGTCGGCGAGATCGATCAGGCCGCCATCCCCGATGACGAGCGATCGCGCGTTGAAGGCGTCGTCGATACAGGTGGCCAGGTCGGCGCCGAGTTGCTGGAGTTCGGTGTCGGAGAGGTCGACGTCGAACGGGGACGGTTTCTTCGATTTGGCCATCAGGCTCCCTGCGATCCGACTCGACGGCCGCGCCACGCGACGAACCATGTGTCGATGTCAGCGAATTTCTGCGTCGCAATCACGGCGACGACGTTGCCTACGCACTGCGCGGACGCGACGGCCCAGACGAGATTGCTCGGATGCACGACGAGAATCGGCGTCGGCGATGCGCCTGTTTCCCAGCCCAACTTCGCGAGCGCGGACGCCACGCCGTGACCGCTGACGTCGGACTGCACGTCGCACACGTCCTCGAAATCGAGCGCGGTCAACGGCTCGACGCCCGGTCCGTCGGCGGACGCGGCGCGCGCGGGCACGGTGATGCCGAGGATCGCCGTCGTCGTCGCACCGAGAAAACCGCGTCGGCTCGGCATCAGTGCTGCTCGCCTTCAATCACGTTCCAACCGCGTTCGGGAATCGGCTGCTTGTCCCACACGTCGTCCGCGCGCGGCGGGTTGTCGTCGGACTCGTCGGCATCGAAGTGCGGGACGAGGAAGTCGCCTTCACGCGCGCGTTCGGCGGCGAGCTGCGCCTGCGTGATGCGATACGCCATCGATGCGCGGCGCTCCGCGACGTTGACGTGCCACGGCCGCCAGCGCGTCAGTGGATCGTTCGGGGTGCCGTACGCCCCGGCATCACCGAATTGATAGCCTTCGGGCAAGCCGGCACGGCGCACGCGATCGGGATGGCTCGGCATCAGGGCAGACTCACGCGCGGCGTCTCGGGGATTCCGCCGACGATCTCGCCGACGGAAATCTTTCCCGACTCCGCAATCGCAAACGCCTTCCCGCACGCCGGGCAGATCGTCGGCCGATTCAACCCGTGCAGCGGAAGCACGGCCTTCGCGTCGCACTGGCACTGGATGATCGCCGTCGAATAGGCGACGAGAATCTTGAAGGGCTGCCCGAAGATGTGCATCAGCGCTTCCCGCTCTTCTTGCCGCCCTTTTTCGGCGGACGCGGAGTCGACAGCGCGGGACACGTACCGGAAATCTGCATGCGTTATCTCCCGAGGAAGAGCCACCGGAGGCGGCCGAGGAAGGAGCGATCGGTGTGCGCGCGGACGGCCTCGAGGACCGCGGCATGGTTCGCGTGATGTGCGCTGTCGACCGTCGCGACAAGGCCCCTCACGTCGCCGACGGTTTCGACCGTGCGGTTCAACAGGTCCGCCATCTGCACGATCTCGTCGAACGCGTCCGCTCCGAACGATCGCCGAATGTCGCGCCGCGTCGCCTTCGCCTGTTTCGCGTTCATTAGTTGTCCAGCGAAATGCCGAGACTCTTCAGCGTGTTCAGGTTCGTTTCGAACTGCGGCGTGATCCGGGTGAGCGCCGACTGCAGGTTCGTGAGCTTGGTCTGCGCCGCCGGCAGATCGACCGTCGCGATGTGCGTCAGCCGATCGACTTCGGCCTGCTGACTCGTGATGGCCGTCTGAATCTTCTCGCTGAGCGTCGCCATGAATCAGTAGCCTCCGCGGCGGCCGAGACTGCGCCCGCCGAGTCGTGTGCCGACGCGCCGTCCGTGCACCGGGCGATCGTCGGGGTCGACGTCCTTCTGCAACAACGCGAGCGCGCGCTGTTCCTCGCGCTGCCGCTGCACCTGATGTTTCACCCGCGCGAGCTCGGCGCGCTCGACGCTCTTCGGCAGGTCCAGGACATGCGCCTGCAACCCGTACTCGAAGCAGTTCTGCGGATGCTCGAACCAGCCGTCTTTCTTCGGCACCCAGAACGTCCCGAGCTTCGAACTGTGCCGCGGGTCGTCTTCGAGCACGTAGCCCGCTTCCAAGCCGTCGATGAAGAACGAGTCGGTCTTTTCCTCACCGAGCGCCACGAGCACCCAGCGCTCCGGATCGACGAGGAACGCTTCCTGCCCGTTGACCTGGCGCCGCATGTAGGTGGCCGCCCGCTGATTCGCCGCGACGCGTCGCTCCGGCACGTTCGCGTCGGCCCGGTAGAGCGGCGACACCGTCTGCCCGAACGCGTCGCGCTCGCCGTGCTCCTGATACCAGTCGCGCAGCAGGCCCACCGGCGTCCCGCGCAGCCCTTGCGCGTTCTCGTTCGCGCCGGCCGGATCGCAGGTCGCTTCCAACCGCAACCGCTGCGGAAACCACAACGACCGATAGCGCTCCACAATCGGCAAAAACGCGTCGAGGTGCAAATCCGATCCCATGACCCCGCCCAGGATCCGGAGGTGCCCCCACGGCGCCCACTGGTACCAAAGCACGCAGGGATGATGGAACCCGTAGTCGTACGCCTCGTACAGCGGGAGTTCCAGGTTGATCGGCAGCCGGTCGGCGGCGACGTGCCGATCGCGCACGAAGGCGCCGGCGTAGACCGGCTTGCCCCGTACGTCCAGCCCGCGGCGCCCTTCGAGCTTGACCCGCCGCAGCGGATGCCCGACCGGGTAGAGCGCTTCGGCGGCGGTGATCGTGGCGGCGTCCAAGTTGTGCGCGTTGTCGCGCATCGTCAGCCGCACGTACCGATGGCCGGGCCGGGTATTCGTGACCGGAAACCGGTGCGCGATCCAGTGCGTCTCCGGGACCGGGTTGGGGGCGACCACGAGTTGCTGATCGAAGCCGGGCTGCGACAGACGCAACGCCGCTTCGTCGTAGACGTCTTCGGGCACTTCCTCGAGCTGATCGATGAACCCGCGGGCGACCGTCAGTCCGCGCACCGTGCGGTAGCGGTTCACGACCGAGCCCGTCTTGAGGTGCACCCCGTAGAGCCGGGAGCCGTTGTCGAAGTCGTAGCAGGATTCCCGGCTATTCCACGTGCCCGGCGGGAGCCCCATCAGGGCGCAGACGTCGCGCCAGTCGGGCAGAAGCTTCTGATTCAGGTCGCCTTCGGTCCAGCGCGCGATGAAGGCTTTCAGCCCGGCTTGTTCCTCGAGCACCGCTCGGAAGGCGATGAGAATCGTCCAAGTCTTCGCCGCGCGCAGCGCGCCTTCGATGTCGACGAAGCGCTCGTTCGCCGTCGGCCGGCGGACCATCCGCACGATCTCGGCGTGCACCGGCCCGAGCCGGACATCGACCGTGCGCGCGGCGACGGCCATCCTTTAGGCCTGCCCGTCCACGAGGACGAACCGGACTTCGACCGGGCGGCCATCCTCGCCGCCGACCTCGAGGTGCTCCACCGGCTTGCCGTAGGCGTAGTGCCACAGCAGCGCCTCGACGTGCGGCGCC